AGGCGGCCGCACAAATTGCTGCGTTTGTCAAGCCTTTTCTTCGATTTTTATTAAATTTTGGTTAGACCCCCTTTAAGGGAATCTGACAATAAATCAAACTTAATGACATTGTTATTGTTACAGTAATCAATATATGCCTGCTGCACATAGTCAGGATAATTTCCAATTTCTAAGGGATTAATACCGCTCAATCTCAGCTTAAAATTAAATACGCCGTCTTGGATTTGTTTAATTTTGCAAATAGATGGATTAATCTTAAGAATAAAGAAATCTGTTGAGTCTTCGAAAATTAGTCCACAATATATGTCTTCTACAAGCAGAGCGCTCATAATTTTAGTCATTTCATGTTTAAACCCCATTTTTTCAAATTCCGAGCAAACCGCCATATATGAATCTCTCAGTTTACATCGTTTTTCCATGGTGTTTAACTCATTTGTTTTTACATCGTATACGTCAATACTATAGTTAAATAATCCCATTCGGGCAAAATAATTATTAAGCCGCATATAAAACTGTGATAAGTTCATCAAAGTTCGGCTGATATCCAAAAGCATGTCAGGATGTGCCCAAGGGCTGCGTATTGCATCCTGAATACGTTCAAGCGGATATGCTCCAATTTTACGTGTTTGCAAAATATCTGTACAGGTACAGAGTTCATGCACCATAAGCCGCCGGAATGAATTCAAATTTAGACGGTTTCTGCCATTCATAGCATCATCAAAAGCTTTTGAATCCCTGTCATAGTTCAACTTAGAATAAATAACTTCTGTTTTTGGCACAACATCACCGCCCTTTCTCAATACATTTTAGGCTTACGATTCAACTGCTTTAGCCGTTTAGCAAATGATACCATATCAATACTGTTTCTCTTCTTGTCACATTCCCCCACTTTCACAATATAATATAGAAGATAAGCTACCGCTGAAAACCTGTCTTTGTCAAATTTACTCACAACTTTTTCAACTGAAAGATTCCTACCATTTTGAACCAGCTTTAAATTACCTGTCTCCTGAAAGAATAATTCCTCTTGAACAAACGGCATGACCTTTGAATCCAAATCATCTCCGTCTTTTATGGCATAGTCGCCGCCATTTCTGGATTCCAAAAATCTCAGTTTGCCTGAATCAACCATATCAATAAAGTTTGTCAACACAGCAGTCTGACACGACTGAGCTTTTAAATCATAGAGAATTTCTTTGGCACGGCTGTTCTCCGGTTCCGCTATGGTGTTCATAGTATTCCATGAAGGATATATTTCACCTGACTTTGGGTCGTATGTCTCTTTCATCAGCTCGTCAATCAGGCCGCTTCCTAATCCGTTTCCGTCCACCACCGCGGCTTTAGCATTATACCGCTTGAATATTCGTTTTACAATACATGCCTGAGTAGAAAAATTTAGTGTGTTTGATACATGAATTATATTTACAATATGAATTTCCTCAATCCTATCATCTGAGCCGCGAATTACTTTGCCGACTGCAATGGAGGATTGATTGTTACTTTTGTTTTGAGAGCGTACAACGTCAACGCCCAAATAATATTCGTCAGTATCATTTTTTGCGCTTATTTCAGGTTCAGTCAGCGTCCTGCAATTCATGAAACGGTTAATATTGACAAGCGCTCCAGTAGAGCTGCCGACCCAATTACCGCCATAGTTCATATCAAAAGCAATTGGCGACATGTCTTTTTTCTTCTTAAGAATCGCGCTCTTTGTCGAACCGCGCCCATACCAGCAGCCCAGCATCCAGTCTGACCCTAAAACAATTTTTCCTTTAAGGTCACGCATATCATGAAACATTGACAAATTTCTTTCGTACTCCGTAGAGCCTCTAAACTTTTGCACCCCTGCTTTCGCAGTATTTAATAGGGAATAGACTATATCATTTTCTTAATTAAAAGAAATTCTGCACTTTGATTTAAGGGATTTTCACCCGCTGTATTGCTACAGCCCTACTCCTAATGGGGAATTTCACCCCCTACAGGATAGTCGTTGAACCTTCCTCAAATTTTGAGGATTGGCACAGGATTTCCATATTTAATATTCTATTTAAAACATATTAAACTTAGGATTTCCCTGTTAGCCAAAATACAAGGCTCCATTTCCTGAGCCTCCACCTAGTGTGTTATTTTGACACCTGTACTCTGACAGTTCACAGAATTATTCGGTATACATCACTGTATAAAGGGGCTAAATTTAACCCGGTGTGGTATAAAAATTTATCGGTTGATTCAATTCTTCTGGATTAACAATAGCTAACTTACCGCAAGTAGTTCGTCCAATTTCTACAATGGGTTCCAATGCGTCCTCAAATGTCACGTTGTCAACAAGGTTAGATTCTTCCATACTTATGCGTTTACGTCTCTGGCCCTTTGAATTTTGCAAATTTGAAAGCGAATCAATTTTAACATTATTTTTAAAAATTATCAGAGCCTCATTTTTGGTAAAACTTGTTTTAGCAATTTCGTTTTTCATCATCGGATAGTAACGCACAATCTCATTATACTTATCCCACAATAGCAATGCAGCATTTTCCTTTGTCTGTGCTGTCAACGCGAGCTCAATATTAGGATAACGAATACAAGCGAGCATCATATTAGCTACTTCCAAAAATGTATTGTGACTGACAAATCCATTCGACACGAAACTGGACGTATCCGGAACCTGTAAATCATAAACATGATTCATGCCATCTCCAATTTCGCTAATCTCTGAATAGTAGTAGTTTTGTATTTTTATGTTATTTTTCTGCACAGCTTCTGAAAGAAGCCGCTCCTTTTCAACGTTACTGAACCCAATTTCTCTTTCGAATAAAGGTAAATCCGCTTCAGAAATATACAAATAATAACTTGGACTGTCATATTGACCTTTTTTTAATTGGGATACAATTCCGATATTGAGCAACATCAACTGTAACTGCTTTACCAGTTTACGAGACACGTTCCTATACATTACATTTTTCACGTATCCATTAGCATCAAATAATCCGCGAATGAAATTCAGCTGCGCAGATCTAGGCGCACTTAGGATAATGTCTGGAACACATCTCTTGCAAAAATCTACATTATCCAACCCTAAAATTCTAAGATATTGAATCAAATAGGCGTCTGAAATTACATCATTATATAAACCCTCAAGCTTGACGTCTGCATCAAAAGATACTTTTATGCAAAACCTGTAATTCTCAGATGTTTCGGAGTCAATTTCAGATATTTCAACAACTTTGTCATTTACAAACCAGCCATTACTTGTAATAATTCCCATAGCATATGCCAGTTCTTCTGTTAAAATATTAGGCATTGGTCTGATATTTAATTGAGACTTCTTATGTGCGGATAATGTATCCATCCATTTTTTTAACTTGTTATCACAGGGTATATAAACAGAATTTCCATACAGATTATTTTTTCGGTTAATTACTGCCTTATCACCAATGTGCAGATCTGCTGCCCGCTTAAATTTAACTTTACCATCTGTATCTAAAACAAGAATCGGATGAACATAAGTGCATTCAAGACTGTACCCATCTTTTGTCGTAATTTTTTTAGTAGGTTTATAGCCGCTATAAATGCCACGGTTTGAAATAACATGATTTCCTTCACGATTTACAACCATAATATACTGATTACATATATGTTCCTGACCATCTGCCTGATACCCGAAATACTCTCCAATCTCTTTTTGTCCATCTCCAGTAAACAGCACTGTATCTCCCGCAACGCACTTTCCATATCCACGAACAAAGCACCCGTGCTCGCTAAAAAATCTCGCTCCTGCTCTCAAAAATACTCTTTGATCAGTATGAAGCTTTATACCTCCCTCTTCTGGCGCCATAAGGTCAAGCGCCAAATCGGGATAAAACGTCCATATATTTGCAAACTTTTCACACTTTTCAATGTTATTTTGAATTATTGAAGTAGACTCTGGTATATGACCACCCCCTATCTGTTAATTTCCGCTTTTATAACCCTCTGGCAGTTCAATAAATTCTTTGATTTTATCTCTGTTCTTCAATGTTGGATCATCCTTAAAAATTCCATATGGATCTCCATATTGCTTAATGTATTCCGCAACTTTTTCATCATAAAAACGATAGACGTCAGAGTAATCAACTTCAGGTTTCCCTTCCAATCGGCGACAATAATTGATGTAACACCAAATAACACCAGTTTCTAAGTTTTTGAAAAGATAAAGCGAATCACATCGAAAAGTGGTAAAATGGAAGAGAACAAATACCATTTTAACGCCAAGGATGAGATTCGCATGGAAATATTGTA